ACACCAGTTATACCTACGCCATCACAAGAAGAATTAGAATTTTAATGGAAGCAGAAAGAAGTTGGGCAGAAGCCTATAGAAAGAGTTGGTGCGAGATGATTCGTGCCTACCTAAAGTTTAACATCCCCTCCGCTAAAGAGGTGGAAGTGATAGATTGGAATAAGATGTCTATTAACGGAAAAGAATTTAAAGTGGACATAACGGACTATACCGGAAATTCTGAGAACTACATATTCCTAAACCCTTCCAACGGAAGGATGGTTATAGAAACTAAAGGTGTGCAAAAGGTTTATAAATTTGAGGTGGAATTGTCACAATAAATCACTATATTAGAGGTATATGAATAGTACTAAAGACTTAATTATAAAGACATCGCAGGAAGTAACAGACCTGCTTTTGGAGAAGAATGCTGCTTACGGGGACTCAGCCCTTAACCCCGTAGGTATCTTCTCTAAAGGAAATGCAGTAGATAGTCTATGCGCTCGTATAGACGATAAGTTAATGCGTATCAAATCAAAAGGGATAACCGATGCTACCGAAGATACCGTCCAAGATTTAATAGGATACTTTATTCTACTAAAGATTGCCATACAACGCCAATATGAGCTGGAAGAAGAACGAGAGTGATCTATTTAATTACCTAAAAGATAATTTCTATCCGGACTTAGAATGGTCTGAATTTAGCAATTCACAATACGACTGCTACAGCGAATGGTTCGACTACGATATAGAACTGAAGTGTCGCAATAAGCACTACGATGAGTTGTTAATAGAAAAGCCTAAGTATGAAGCTCTACTTCTAAGGGCCAAAGTGCATAACACTCAACCTGTATACATTTGTCAAACACCACAAGGTGTATTTGGCTTTAACCTACACCACGGAGAGCCTATCTCCTGGGAGACAAGAGGTATGCCTAAAACATCCCACTTTTCTAATCGACAGTTTATCGATAAGGAGGTGGGATACTTACATATAAAAGATGCTAAACGATACGATTGAAATAGAATTAAACCTGCCTAAACCGCCTTCCCTAAATGCATACTACGCAGGGAAGCATTGGGCAATAAGAAAAAAACACAAAGATGAATATAGCAAATGTTGTAAAGAAGAGTTGGAGAGGTACGATCACTTTTCTTTTGATTCTTACGAGATTAGTATTAGGTACAATTCTAGGCACGATGTTGATAATGTTATTCTCGTTTCAAAATTTCTTTCTGATACTCTCGTTGATAAGGGTATGGTTAAAGACGATGGTAACAAGTACTACAAAAGGCTTGATATTAAAATTGACAAAGAACTTCCGAAAGATACGTTCTTGGTTAAAGTTAAATGCTACGGAATAAATAATGGAGAGCAATAGAGATTACCACACTTGTAAATTAATTAGGTCTAAAGTAGATATTCTTCTTGAGGAGATGGCAGTTTTATTTACCAATATAGGTATAGATTCTACGGTAGAAGAGATACAAGAAGCCTACAGGAAAGAAAAAGAACTTATAGAGCGTATTGCTGAAATAGACCCAGTTAAAGCAGACAACCTAAGATCAAGCTACTGAAATGAACCTTAATGACCAATACGAACAAATTACTGACGATGAGGCGAATTTCATCCTCGATATACACGAAGCAGTCGATAAACTGGTACGGCACGATATACCCGTCACTTTGGTTCGGTTGGGATTTGAACTCAACATCACACCTTCAGAATTGGGTGACTACATACATATAATAGTGTCAATACTCGATAAGGTTGAAGAGAAATACTCGGTATAATAAAGAGCATATAGAAGAGGAAGCTGTGTTGTCTTTAAATCAAGGTAGGATTACTGAACCACTAGGTGCGTTTATCTACCAAAGAGCAATAGAGATATCCGGTTCTGCATTTATTACCAATGGTGATAAGGAGCTTAAACAAGCCTTAATTGATGAGGCTGTAATGCGAGTGTGTGAAAAATTCCTGCACTACTATAAAGAAGGAGGTTCAGCGGCTAACTTAATTATAACGATGATTTATTCTACAATGACTAATAAAATTGTAGGATTGAAATGGAAAGATAAATACGGACATCGTATAAAAGGCAAGGTAGTGTGTATAGAAAATGGTGAAAGGCTAACACGTTTAGTGAAGTATATTAAAGATGATAATATAAGTGAACGATTATGAAAAGATACATTTTATTTAGATTTGGAAACTTCTACCCAAACGGTGGAATGAACGATGTTGAAGGCCACTACGACACTTTAGAAGAGGCTAAAGAATATGTAGAAGAGTGTAAAGAAAATGACGATTGGGCAGAACATTATCACGTACTTGATACGGTAACAAGAACAACTATATACTTATGATTGAGATTTATAACGATTGGATATTAGTATCCTCAGTAGGATTGATGTTTGCATTTCTATTTATCTTTGAACCTTACGGTTGGTTAATGGAAAATATATTGACGTTTAAGCCATTTACGTGCGTTCTGTGCCTTTCTTTTTGGTGTAGCCTACTCTTGTATGCTTACTTAGGAGTTAGTCCATTATACGCCATTTATACGGCTTTTATAGCAGAACTATCTTACAGGAAGTTAGTGAATGAGTAAAGAAAAAAATGTAAATTCTAATAGTGATTGGCTCTTCCTTTATTGGGATGAGCCTATTTTTTCTAATTCTAATACTAACAATAATGCCGATACCAGTTCCCAACCTAAAGGAGACAAGACCTGAATTTACCGAAAGATGTATGAGTGATCCAACAATGATAGATGAATATCCGGATAATACTCAACGCATTGCAGTATGTTACACCTCCTGGACTTCTGAAATTAAAAGAGTGAAGTAATGAAACTTATCAAGTCTGTTAGGCAAATAACAAAAATTATCTTACATTGCACCGCTACTCCTGAAGGTAGAGATGTAGATGCAGAAGATATTACTCGGTGGCACAAAAACAGAGGATGGAGGAACAACGGTTACCATTACATAGTTAAGCTAGACGGAACGATAGAGGAAGGTCGTAGCGTACAAATGGTAGGCGCACATACCATAAACTATAATGTAGGCAGTATAGGTGTTGTTTATGTAGGAGGGTGTGATAAGAATATGAAACCTAAAGACACAAGAACTCTTGAGCAAGATACCGCACTAACCAACCTACTATCTGCACTATTGGAAATGTATCCTATAGCTACGCTACACGGACACAATGAATTTGCTAACAAGGCTTGTCCTAGTTTCAATGTACAAGAAGAGTACGATTTTTTAATAAATAAATAAACCTTATGAAAAATGATTTTGATGTAAGCGATAGCTTCGCTGACTTCGTAGATGAAATGACCAATGATGAGAAAAACAATAATGCTCAATGTTCCATCGATAATCCGGAATGTGAAAGCTGTAGTGGATAATGCCTATGAACCCACTAAAGAAAATATTATCGGGGACTGCGAAGGAGACTGTGGAAGCAGTTGCCAATGTGGTAGATAGGTTTGTATCTACACCCGAAGAAAAAGAAGCTATACGTCAAAGTATAGAGGCTGAGATAACCAAACGATGGGAGGCAGATTCTCTTACGGATTCCTGGTTATCTAAGAATGTAAGACCATTAACACTAGCTACCGTTATGATCTTCTTAGTACTAATGACTTTCTTTGAAGGATTTGGTATAAGTAGTATTAACGAGAGATGGATAGGGTTATGGGAGATGGTTTCTGTTACTGTTATTGGCGGATATTTTGCTGTTCGTTCAGTTGATAAAAGAACTAAAATTAAATAATGAGTACAGGATTTGTATATAAGTGGTATGATACATCAAATGATATGTACTATATAGGTAGTCATAAAGGAGATGTTAATGATGGATATATAGGTAGTGGTACTTATTTTTTGAAGGCATATAATAAAAGAAAGGAAAGTTTCTTTAGAGAAATACTATATGTGGGTGAGCATTATAGATTTTACGAAGAGACAATCCTAAAATATCTTAATGCTGAAAAAGACAAGAGTTATTACAACCTAAAGAATGACTCAATAGGTGGATGGTCGCATTTACAGACCGATGAAATAAAAAAGAAAAGAGGAAAGAGTATATCTAAAGCATTAAAAGGCAGAAATATTAATTCTAAGTGGAAAAAAAATATATCTAAATCAAAAATGAAAAGTATATATTCTACTTCAGATGACATAGTTTTTGAAAGTTATCAAGAAGCTGCTAAACACTACAATGTAAGTAGAAACGTGATATCCAATATACTCAGAGGTAAAACAAAAAACATTTATAAATTAAGACTTGTCCAATAAAGAAAAAACAAAATTAAAAAAGAACGAAAGTGAAATAAAGTGGTGCGATATTGCACCAATAGAATGTACCTGCTTAGGTACGAATTGTAAAAACAAGGGAGGGTGTTAGCCCTTCTTTTTTTTGTTTATAATATACCACTTCTGCATCGTATAACCTATAGATGCTACTAGAAGTAATATCTTTAAGACCTCTTCTAATTCAGAAAAAGATAAAGCCATTGTCGCTGCATTGAATGTTAGAACTTTGAGGTCTGTAGTATCCATAGTTTATATTATTCGCACTCGCTATCTGAGGTGCTTGATTTAGGGTAAAATACCGATGCATCTTGATACACATCTTCAGCCTCAAACAAATCGTTATCACAACCTTCAGCAGTTGCAATAGCTTTAATAACCGTCTTTCCTAAAATATAGTTTACAATTCTTTTGTTTATATAAGTGATCTTAGACTCCACCGTTGATGATATAGCATCTAAAGACCTTTGGTCTGATTTACCTTCTTCATTCTTAGTACGAGCAGTCTCGCTACGAAGCACAGAAATAGCAGCCTTTGCAGAATACATAGCCAAGCAGTATTTAACCAACTTAAACAACTCCTGCTCATCAGTATCTAATATTTTCTCTAATACCTTAGTCTCAAGGTCTTCGTATAGACAAGAACCTAGCAAGTCCTGTATAGATGTGTACTGCTCTAATTGTATCAAGGCTAGTAATGCACCCCTATCTAAACGCTTAGGAAGAGGAAAGTTCTTGTAGAGGTAGTTATCGTCTATGAATATAATATCAACCATTGCTTATATCTTCTGTGTTAGCACCCTTCAATGATTCTAGGCTAATCTCTTCTTCTACAATACCCACGTTCATCTTATCATAACCAACTGTGCTTAGTATGGTGTTTAGTCCATCAAGGATGGTCTTTCTATTAGGTAGTGTTTCCGTTGCTCTAAAGATTTGGTATGCAGTAACCAACTCGTTACCTGTACCGCCTAGCTTACCTGCTACCATAACACCAAATAATGTAGGGCTAGTAATATTGTGAGCAGTAAGTATCT